GTCCATATTACGACGAGCTAGTTCAAGCATAGAATTAAGAAGAGGCTCTAGGAATTCTACTTCAAACTTATTGATCTTATGTTGAAAGATACGACCTGCTGCATGCTGTAATTGTTGTACTTCAAAAGCTGTCTTTTCTCCGGGAGAGCGAATACCCATTGCTTCTTTAGGGGCACCAGCCATTTCTTCCATTAAAGCTAATAAGGAACCAATTTCATTATTAACACCAGCAATTCCACCTACATTATTAGTAAGAGGAACAACATCTCCATCTTCTGCTACATGAATTTGTACAAAAGGACCCCAAGTAAAAGGATCTACATCCCCTACAATTTTAAGAGGGGGTTGTACTACTAGATCCATAGCATCAGCTTTTAGATTCTCAAGATGGTCTAGACGGTATTGCATACCAACTAGATTATCAAGTGGACCCATTGCATATAAGTTATCTGGACGATTTCTCCATCCTACATGAGATTTAGTATCTCTACCAATCCAAGAAGGATTAGGAATATTACGGAGAATATAACTACGATCTATAATAGTTACAATTCTATTTTCTTGTAGTTCTCCTGTAATTTCATTATATACATCACCCTCAAATTCAAGGATTTCTACAAGACCTGATTGATAGTATTCAAGAATTGTACCAAAACCATCTACCTGAAAAGCTTCTGTTTTATTTACATCTTCAATACGGAAAGAAGTAATAGAACGTCTAATATCTACTGCTTTGTTAAAGACAGCTTCATCAAATTGCAGATCTGGTCGAGTACGTAATTCTTTCTTCATCTCCCCAATACCCTTTAGATAACGAGTAAATTTAGGAGATTCTTTAAAAGAAACTGATACTGGATTAAATACAATATCATATGGAGAAATACGAACAGCTTTAGGTCCAATATAAACAGTAGTTTCTATTTCTGTCTCTGGATCTACAAGTTTATTATTTTCCCATTGTGCTTCAGCAAAAGCATTACCATAATCAATATAATCATATAAAGACTGTGAAATTACTTGTCTAAACTCACTTTGCCTACATTTATTTTTCATGTAGGATTCAATAGCTACGCGTTTCTTTTTAATTACCGCATCTTCTGTATAACCTTCCCACCTAAGCCAATTATCATTAGGAAAAAGAGCATCCATGTAATTAGCATGTAAGTTATCCCTAATCTGAGTAAGTTTAGGAAGAGTAGTTTTATTTTTCCAAGGAAGTTTAGAATTAGTAGTGGTAGTAGTATCTGTAGCAAAGAGATAGTTACGAAGTTCACGCCACTCTGCTTCTTTTTCTTGACGTTGAATCCACCAACGATTATATAAAGCAGAGAGTTGACGAGCAAGTTCGTCTTGATTAATTAGTTCTCGTACCTGTGCAACTTTACCAGCCATAGTTTTTCCTTAGTTCCAAGCTATACCACCAAAACGATTATTATAAATAACATTACTTGTTATTTGTTGTTCTCTACGTTGTTTTGGAATAATTGAGATCTCAATTGCATTTGCTAGGGCATCTTTAATATCATCATGTGGAGGATGACGCATAATAAGTTCTTCTTCTAGACTTTGACAATTACCACCACGATAATGCCAAATAGCTAAGTTATCATATTTAGGTTCTAGAATAGAAGCAAGCCTTTCATCTTTTGTTCCCTCATGTCTTGTAGGACGATATTCATCAATAGAAAGACCAAGACCATTAGGTTTAATATAACTTTCTTTTAGTTCTCGTACAATAGCTTGTTGTGCTACACTAATCTCAGCTCGTAGTTTACGAAAACCCCATTTTTGCTGTGCTGTAATAATATGTTCAAAATAAACAGAAATTCTATCTGTTTTAAATCTATCAATATCTAGAATATAGTAATTACCTTGATGATCTACACCAAGAACAACAAGAGCAGTATAGTCTGCTTTTTTAGCAAGAGAGAAAGCAAAGTCAATTGAAGCTACAATATTTAATTTACGGTCTGCTATAAACCAGTCGCCTTCTTTTTGTTGAAGACGACTACGCTCATAATATTGAAATTTATCAGACCCAATAGGAGAGTTCTCTGTACTATTTGGATTGTTATAATACTGAGCATAAAACTGAGTAATATCTCCAGTATATTTACCTTTAATTTGAGATAATACATTAGCATCAAATCCAAATTTCTTTCCATCAAATCTAGTTTGACGAGGCCAAATAAATTCCCCTGCTGTTTCTACCTCACGTTGAAAGACTTCATAAATCTCTCTCTCATCAGAAAGATTACCATCCTCATCAAAGATTTCTGCCTTCATTTCAAGCATTTCTTTATAAATATCTTTAGGATGATATCTAGTTCCTACTGCCCATTCTAATGCTCCGGGATTTTCAATAGAAGCTAATTGTGAATAAGCAGAAGCTACTTTCTGACGACCATCTTCAGTATAGGCATTCTTAGGAACAACCATATCATCAAGAACAACTACATCAGCATGGAAACCCGTAAAATTAGAAGTTACCCCTACAGCTTTTACAGTTGAATCCCTAACACCCTCAAGTTTACGTTTAGGATGATCTACTGCAATTTCTGCTACGTTCCATTTTTCTCGTTTACCTTCTTCTACATTAGTCATCTCAGGCCAATAACGTCTATAGATAGGACTATCAATAATCTGTTTAATCTGATATAGTTGTGCTTCCGCAAGATCAGAAGTAGCTGAAAGATACATAATTGTTGTATCTGGAAACTTAGTAATCCACCAAGCTACTCTATAAGCAACTAGTTTAGATTTCATATGACCACGAGGAAGAAGTACTAATTGACTAGGTAGGGCTTCTTGTCTCATCCACCACTGAATTAGTTCTTTATGAATAGCTCCAAGTAAAATATGTGGAGCTACTAGATTAATAAAAGCTTCTAGATCAGCTTCAGCATGTTGTCTAATAAGTTGTATTTTATCAATTGCCATTATTTAATTTTAGTTGTCCTTTAATCCAACCTTGGCAATCAGAAGCTATTTGACGGATTTCATAGCAGGTTCCATAGTTTTCTGCAATCCCTTCAAGGGCTTGATCGGCTGTAATACCGGAATATCCCTCATAATCGCTTCTGGCGGCTTCGGGAATGGTGTTTGTACTGGCTTCGTTATGGCGCTGCACCCAACCATTAGAAAGATTACAGGAACTAGAAGGCTTTTCATCTCGTATTACCTTTGTAATTACTTTTGTTACTTCTTTAATTTTGTTAGTAGATTCCCAATTTTTTCTCTCAGTTTCAAGAGAAACTTGATACCGTTGTTCAGATTTTGCCATAGCAACTTCAAGGTTTCTTGCAGCTTCAGCCAATTGTTTTGTTCGTTCATGTCTAATTCCTCCAGTATATCCATAGATCCATATAGAGATAAGTGCTACCACTATTCCTACAATCTTCCAAGGGATTAAACTAAGCCAAGGCATGACTATGCACCACTAGGTAGTTTAAACTCACTAGAATTAGCTGAGAGCTTCTCAATACCTTCTCTGGCTACCCAAGGAGCTAAAATAGTAGTAAAGGCCATAGCGAAGTCTGTGGGACTAATTTGACCCATACTTGTAAACATACCTGCAAAAAATCTACCAATAAGAGCAATAAGAGCAAGAGTTACCCAAAAAAGAGTCTGTGATTTATTACCACGACTATCTAAAATATAAGGAAATTTCATGAATCCTGTGCTCCATAGCGTAGATTTTGTGCAATACGTCTAGCCCAACCTTTTCCAGCAGTAGGCCAATTTTTTAGTTTAGTCATAAACTCAAGACGTTCAGCTAGAAAAAGCATAATAAAATCTGTCTCAGTTACTTTTTGTAAAGCAGTTAAAGTATTTGGACCAAAAATACCATCATCTGCTACCCCTAAAGCCCGTTGAATAAAAAGAATAGACTGAGTAATTCCACTATTAACAGCACTGTCCATAAGCTGATAACTAGCACCATCTGATAGTTTTTCACAGTTTGCTTTAAGCCAGAAGTCTCTATAGTAGATAGCAATTGCCTGATTTCTTGTGAGGTTTTTAATGTCAACTTTGGGATAACTTCTTTTACTAATACCCCAGTTCGTCTCTCCTCCGGGATCTGTTGGATCATTTACATAACTACCCTCATTACTTAAAACTCTATTTATAGTAGTTAAAAAATTAACAGACATAATTATTTATGAAACCAAGGTCTATATACAAAAGTACGAATATTTGGTGTTTCTTTTACTTCGTCTTTCCAACCATATTTCCAATAAAAATTACCAAGAATTTTAGTGTCGTGTAACCAAACCCAAGGAGCTGTTTTTACACTTAAAAAAGTTTTACCAAAATTACTTACAGGATTCCTAAGACAAAGAAAAAGAACTTCTCTCCAATAAACATTATTTGTTGGAGCTTTATAATGTGTGGTCCCTCTACCATATTTATAATTACCATAAATAGTTGTAGTTCCATCCCATTTTGTTAAAAGTAATAGAGGAACTACTAAAAAAGAACTTATAATAGTTGGAAGTTGAATAGTGAAAAAAATAAGTGAACTTAATATAAAATGTTTCATGCCGAGACTACCATAAAACTATTTTGTGATAGATCTGCCATATTAATACCAGTAACACCAGCTTTAGTCCAAATATCAAAGGAGGAAGAATTAGTTACATGATACCCAATATAATACATTCCATTAATTGTTGAATTATATTTAGTAGAAACTAAAACAGCATAATTAGAATCAGACATTGCCGGATCCATAGTAATTGTATATTTACCTGTAGCTGTTTTTGTAATAGTTACATTACCAGAATCAGAATTACTCGTAATAACTCCAACTGCTTGAGTTCCATCAAAAGAAGCAAAAGCTGCAACAGAACCAGTTACAGGAGCAGCACTTTCCCAAGTTGTTCCATTACTAGTTAAAACATTACCAGAAGTTCCGGGAGCAACTTGTGTCGCAATATTTTTAGTATCTGAATAAGTTTTAACTGCTTTTTGTGTTGGAATTGTAGTATCTGAAGTACCAAGAGTAGTAGTTGCATCTAAAGTATATAAAGTTGCAGTATCAACTCCAGAATAACCCTGTACTTTAAGGTTTGCAGTTGTTTGTCCAGCTAAACTTTGTAGTAAGGCATCTTGTGCCTGTACATTAGTACCAATTGCTAATCCTAGATTTGTTCTTGCTGTAGTATAATTAGCTAATCCAGAAAGATTTTCTGTTTTAAGCATATCTCCAGTTCCAGCACCAGAAAGACCTGCTGAAGCAACAAGACTCCACTTATTAGCAGAATAATCTGTAGCAAATGTACCAGAGGTATGATCTACCAAAGCAATATATGATCCACCACTAGTTACATCATATACTAGATTATTAGTTAGATAGGATGTTGCTGTTACCCAAGCTCCCCTAAATACCCAATTAACAACAATATCAGCACTATTACTTGCATCTAATGCAGAGATAGAAGCACTATCAGCAGCAGCTTGAGCTAATATTACATTAGCTTCTACATCTGCTGCTCCAGAAGTTAATGAAAGAAGACTTTGTCCATCTATAAGAACATCATCTGCTGATAAAGTTCCTACATTGATAACATCATATCCATTCATATCCAAATCAGATTCCATCTGATTAGGAGAAGTTCCATCCCTACTTAGTGTATTTTCTAGAGCA